TTCTGTAAAAAGTTTTTAGTAAAGGAAGGTGATTGTGTTTTTTCAGTTCTATCGTAGTCTAGTTTCAGTTTATCAAAGACTTGTGCAATCGATCTGGCTGCCCATATCTGAGTATCTACTCCTGTTTCTTTTTTCACTTGGTGTAGCAATGATTCTTCTTTTTTGGTTAGTTGCGTTTTTAATTGATTGGCTGCTGTCACGTCTACCCGCACCCCTAGGAAACGCATATCAACTAGACAAGGAAACAGTTCAGTCTCTAAATCAAAAATAGATTGTATATCTTGGTGAAGTATTTCTTTTTTAAGTTCTTGCCATAACTCTAAAGTTATCTCTGCATCTTTTTCTGCGTATGCTCCTACATAAATGGCAGGTAGTTTATACATTTCTGCTTTGGCGTCAACACCCCAATCTTTTGCAGCTGCATATAAATCACTTTCATTTTTTGTTTTGCCGGTGTATCTTTTAGCACAGTTGTTTAAGTCATAGCGCATTTGATTTTCATCAACCAAGGCCGATGCAATCATCGTGTCCACAATTTTACCGCTAACACTTAGACCAAGCGCTTTAATCCAACATACGTCATACATGGCGTTGTGAAATATTTTTATTGCTGGTGTATTTAATACACCTTGAAACCATTTTAAAACTTTTTTACGATCCATATTACCACCACCCTCATGAGCTATTGGATAGTAACCTGACCATCCTGGTACAGCTACAGCTATGCCAGTTACGTCACCTTTACCAACTACAGATCCTGATCCCATCTTCATAAGGTCTGGGTCTTTAGTTTCTAAGTCTATTGCAATCTCATCATACTTAGATAAATCTGGAAAATTTTCTGGTGGTAACCACTCTGTCTGTGGTTTAAATAGAGGTATCTGCATCGTAATCCCTTTCAATAATCATTTCTAAAAAGTGTATTGCTTTCAATATGTCTTGCTTCTTTCCCTTGTCACGATGTCTTATAATATATTTTATAGCACAACCCTCTGGATATAGCAATTCATTCTCTATTACGAACTTGCTTGGCTGTATTTTATATTTTTGATAGTGTGATCCTCCGATTTGTTTATCGTATGGTTTCATAGTAAGTATCCTTTTTCATATTTTTTTGGTTCTATTATGTGTAAGTTTTCTTTTGTTCTTGTTGCACCAACATAGAACAATCTGTTTTCATCGTCTGGATCTCTTTCATAACCTTTCATAGTGTTCTGTGTTAAATCTGTTAACAGCACAACATTTTCTGCTTCGCCACCTTTAGCCCCGTGTATAGTAGACAATTCTATTCTTGGTTTTTCATTTAGTTTTTCTCCGTTTGCTCTCATCTTTCTTAAATAATCTACTTTAGTTTGTCCGGCATCATCAAATGCTTCATACCAAACTGTTTTAACTTGTAGTCCATAATCTTTTACTAACTGGTCTATGCCATAAAAAGATTCTTTTGCCATACCTTTTATTTTTTTCTTGTGCCAATGTTTTGGTCCCATGTATTTAGATATGTTTTCTATTTGTTTAAAGTTTACTAGTTGTCCTTTTCTTAAATTTTCCCAAGCTGTTGCCGCTTCGTGTAAATCTTTTTCTGTACCTCTTCTATATCTTGATGAGTAGTAAAGACCACGTTGATATAAAGACTCTTCAATATCTTTTAATAAATATTTAGTTCTAGCCAACACTAACCATTCACCATTAGACATATCAATTGTATCTGCATTGTAGTGTCTATGTAAACTACCCTGCACAGTTTTAGGTTGCCATGTTTTATCTATTCTGTTTCTAATTCTATTAATGATACCCATGGCTACACCATGAACTCTTGCAGGTATTCTAAACGATTGTGTTAGTGGTAGATATTGTCCTTCTAAAGCTATAAAAGAATCTACATCTGCACCAGCCCATTTGTATATAGCTTGATCATCATCCCCGGCTATAAAAGAATCTTGTGTTTTATTCCAAATACTCTTTGCCATATCCCATTGCATTAGAGATAAGTCTTGTGCTTCATCTATAAATACAACATCAAACTTTGGTGACTTATCTGACTTTGTAAACTCTGTAATCATGTCATTAAAATCTATTAAGTTATATTCTTTTTTATATCTTGTTAGTTCGTTTGCTATAATTCTAAGTGTGCTTCGTTCTAAATCCTGTGTGTGTTCGTTTAAATCAAACTGTTGTTCTGGCGTTATATTTCTTAGTTGTGCTAACTGTATAATTCTTAAATACTCACTATCAGAATTAAATGCACTGCCTTGATCCTCTTGATAGTCTGCATAAGTTACAGGAAAACCTAGTTTCTTTCCTAGATCTTTGTAATGTCTTTGTTGCATTACCTGATCTTTTTTTATTCCGAGTCTTCTAAACGCTAGTGAGTGTAGTGTTCTAAAATATGGCAGGTCATCTTCTGTAAGATTAAATTTTTTAACAGCTCTATCTCTTGCTTCGTATGCAGCTTTTTGTGTAAAAGCAAAGTAACCAACTTTATCTGGGTCTGTGTTTTTAAGATAGTCATCTACTTTGTTTAATAGAGTTGTAGTCTTTCCTGTGCCTGGTGGTCCTAATACAATTGTTCTCATTAATATGGATCCTTTGGTTTTAATTCTTTTTGTGTGTATTCATCTGTCTTCTTGTCAAATTGTTTAACAACAAACACAGAAATTCTTTCTTTACCAATTCGTTTATCATCACAGTTGCATGTTTCTTTCAACATTTGAGCTGTTCGTGAGTATGGTACGTCCCAACGTTTTCTAATTAAAAACTGATTATAAAACTTATCAAATATAAAATGATGATAACCATCTTTGGTTAATACACCACCACGTTTTAAATCTTTTATGTCAGAGCCTATGTGTCTATCTAAACAAAACTCTTCTAAATGATTTTGTAATTGGTCTTGAGTAGTCACACCTTCTGGTGGATCTATTGGTTCGTGATTCTTCATTAGTGGGTTTATTATCATGTCCCAATCTTTTGGTTTAACTGTTGGTGGTTTAAAATCTAATTGTTCCATACAAGCCTCCTGGAATAAACTTTGTTGTTTTAAAAATTTTACGTTCTCTAAATGTAATCTTTCTCCATCAACATTAAGGTAATAATATGGCTTTTCTAATTTAATTTTTTGTAGGTCTGTTAATGCAGGAAACACTATCTCTTCACCAATACCAAACTTTCTTTCTCGACATAATTTTTTATCACAAAGATTACACATCGGTGTATCATTACATTTGTAACCCCATTCTTTTTTATCGTGCTGTCTTTTAATTATGTCTACTTCTGATTCACTCAATGGACTTGTTGATGCTTCTACGTTAAACATAGTTAATCTACTTTTCCATTCAGCTGGCCATTTCTTTTTAGCATACACACCAAAATGAAACATAGAATTGTTACGGCCACCTTCTGGTATTTTATTCATGGCCATAAGCTCTATACATGGTGGTGCATCTGAGTATTCTGATTTTGGTCTTTCTATTTTTATTTTTGTAATGTCCGTTTGTTTAACTGTATTATATATTGTGTAAAATTCTTCTAGTGTGGCTGCGCTACCATCATCTTTAAATGCATATCTTGTAGTATTATCACCATTAAAATATGGTAAGTTTAAAAAGTTACCTGTATCATCTGCTGATTTTAATTGTATTTGTTTTGGAAAAACTTCTGATCCGCCGTATCCTAATAATGTTTTAATCTCCGTTAGTTTATCTCTCATTCTTTCTGCTGCTACCGGTTGTTCAGAGAAGAGAAAGACGTGTGCTCCTCCGCTCTTTGACCGACAAACAGCCAAAGGCAGTTTAAATTGTTTTATCTTGTCTATTAATTTTTTATGATCAAAGCCTGCATAAGAATCAATATCTACACAACCCCACACACATTGATTGTCTTCGTTGATAGGTATGATGCCCAGACTTTGTCTACCATCTAGGTGCATCTCCCATAACTCCGTGGTCACTGGTTGACGTACTACGAATGATTGTCCCTTTAGTTTGACACCATTCTCTGCTGGTGTGGTAACCTTAGTACAGCCATGCGCGCGCTCCAATCCTTTAAATATTTTTTCAAACATAATTTTTAATGGGCGTTTCCACTCTCGCTTCCACGCCCACTACCTAGGATTCGATTAGTACGGTGATGCTTCTTTGGTATCTTCTGATCCGTGTTTAACTTGCACTTGATCTTTGCCGACACTTGTAGCAAAAGACTTAGCCATTTCGTAGATTGCTTTATCCTCTACTGGACCCATCTTTTCTACTTCCCAACCAAACCATGTTCCTTTGTCGTTAGACATCTGCACGGTTGATAAGTTATAAATGTGGCTGTAAGTTGGCGGTGTAAACAAACCATTTTTACCTTGTAGTTTAATACCCATCATCAATGAGTTCCATTTTCTACTAACTTTAAGTTGTGTAGACTTCATAGAAATTAAAGCTGTTGATGGATTCTTACCCAAGACTAATACAAAGTGACTTGCAGTGTTATCAAGATAATTACCATTTGGTAATCTATCTTTGTAAGATTTATCACGAGTAGTTGTACTCACAATATCACTGTCAGCGTCATGAATTGCAACAGGTGCACCACTGCTGGTACCTCTATCTTGCCATTCAATGTATTGTCTTTTGTAGTGACAAGGCACAACACTAATTTTATCAAACAGTTCGTTTGTTACAGTGTTAATTATTTTGCCAGGCTCTGCGCCTTCGACATACTTACCATCTCTTTTGTTTACC